TTATTTAAGTTTATAGTTGGTTATTTCAACAACGGGCAATTGGGGGTACCTTCCGAATACAGGGTCTTTAATTATTTTCACAGTTAAAGAAGAAAAGATTGTTCTAATTGCAGCCTTCCGAGTCTCAAAGGATAGCTCATTCCATGATTCTTTAATAAGGCTCATCCACTCAAGAACTTCTTCGTATGTTGCTTCTATTTCTTCGATTTCCAATTTTTTTTGTATTCGAATTTCATCATCTATTAAACTATCCATTCTTTTTCTATATTCGTTTTTACTAATATCACCATCTAAATAAAGTTCTTTAATCCGACTTTTCTTCAATTCGATCTTTGTTAGTTCTTTTTCTAATTGTTCTCTATCAATTTTATTTTGTTCCTCATATTTCAAATCAAATTCAGGTAAATCAAGACATTTCATTAAAGCAATATCTATGGCCTCCTCCGATATAACAGGAGCATCGCATATCCCAGTTCTAAACCTACCAGCGCACTTATAAAACCTATAGATTCCTCCAGATTTTTTGTTTTTAAATGCTCCAGTCAAAGAATTCCCGCACTTGGCACATTTAGCAACTCCTGAGTATGGATAAAAGTTATCAGAGCGGAACGCAACTGTGCTTCTTTCTTTTATCAAAATTTGTATTTCATCAAATTCTTCTTTGGTAATAATTGCTTGGAAATTATCTTGATCAATTTTTTGAATTACTTCGTCTCCAGTACACTTCCCTTTTGCTAAACTTCTATAATTCCACCGGACATAACCAGCATAAATTGGATTTCTTAATAAATAGCGTATAGAGAAGTCACTCCACACCTCTCCTTTCCTAGTTTTAATTCCTCGTTTATTTAGTGTTTTGGCGATATTTTGTGATCCTGTTGTTTTATATTTGTCAAAAATAAACTTAACCCACTTCGCTTCCTCTTTTACAAGTTCTAGAGAACCATCTTTGTAGATATACCCATACGGAGCTGGAGCGCCGTTTCTCATACCTTTTTCGCTACGAGCCAACATATTATCAAAAACACGTTCAGCTATTGTCTCTCTTTCCCATTGAGCCAATGTAGCAATAATAGTTATGAACATCCTTCCTGTAGCACTTGTGGTGTCAAATACTTCAGTACAACTTTTGAATTTAACATCATGTTTATCCATTATTTGCAATAATTCGTGAAGATCGGACACCGAACGAACCAAACGATCCAATCGGTAAACAAGCACTACGTCAAACTTATCTCTTTTAAGATCCTGTATGAGTTGTTGTATTGCTGGCCTGTCCATATTTTTAGCTGAAAATCCTTCGTCCGCATAATCTGCAACAACTGTCCATCCTTGACTTTTTATAAATGCGTCAAGTCTTTCATCTTGAGTGGAAAGTGATACTCCTTCTTCCCTTTGCATGTCAGTCGATACTCGTCTGTACTTACAAACTCTCATCGAAATCGACTCCTTTAATACTCTTATACTAATATATAAGTATGAGAACTTTATTCTTTCTTTAGTTCAAGGACTGAGCGCAACAATTTGATTACTTGCCTTTTTTCATCTTCGGTTAATTCCACGCCACGATACTCTATTTTAAAGTTTTGAAGATCATCAATTGAAATTGCATCCAAATCTCGAACTTTCAGCGATTCGGGGTTATCTGTTTTTCCTAATAAGTAGTCAGTGGATGTATTAAAACCTTCAGCTATTTTTCCTAATATTTGTGATGGAGGTGTATTTCTACCTGATTCATAATTTGCAATATTTGTACGTTTTAAACCTACTTTCTTAGCAAATTCCTCTTGTGAGTATCCATTTTTTAAACGCATTTCCCGTAATCTTGTTTTAAAAACCTCTTTGTATTTCATTTCCATAGAGCAACTCCCCTTTTTTTTTCTTTCCCCCCCCTTGCCCATCACTAAGAGAGTGTGCTATTATGGGTATGTCACTGAAAGTCACATGTATAGATACCATAACACACAATATGAAAGGTGGTGATAAAATGAACCGAATTGAAATGCAACAAGCTCGTAAAAGTTTAGGTAAGTCCCAAAGGGTTATGTCCATCGAGTTAGAACTTAGCGAAAGTTACATCCGTCAAATTGAATATGGCGTCAAAGAACCCGGAGGTAAAACGATGCTGAAGATTTCTAAGTACTTGGGGGTTCCTGCAGAGATATTGTTTAAAGATCTCCTTTCTTAGGAACTTTATTTAACAATTTTAATTATAACACCGTCACTATTAGTGACGCAAGTGTGATTATTAAAAACAATAAAAATCTCAAGGGAAATTTTTTTGATCTAAATGTGATTTTTAATGACGTAATTGATATTTTTAAACACATTAGCTATAGGACAAGTTTTTAGAAACATATACATCCAGTAGTAACTGTAAAGGGGTGTATTACATGAAAATCAAACTTTCATCTGAACAAGCTAAGCGTTTTTATTCTACGATTCTTCCCGAAGTAATTGAAATCGTTAAGCAGAAAAAAATAAAAACTTTGAGGATTGAAGAAAGTTTGAAGAAAGAAATGGCTGCGCAATAGCGCAAGCCCCTTTATTAGACAAGCCCCTAGAAAGGAGCGCGAAAATGAATCAATTAGTATTTATCGAAAATGGCAAAACAGTAACTGACAGTTTAACGGTTGCTGAGGTCTTTGGCAAGAGACATGCTGATGTATTACGGAGTATCCATAACCTAGAATGTAGCGATGATTTTAACGAACGCAATTTTGCGTCGGTTGATTACCTTGATGCAAAGGGCGAATCACGCAAAAAGGTTGTCATGAGCCAAGACGGCTTTTCATTCTTGGTCATGGGTTACACCGGAAAGGATGCGGCGCGTTTTAAAGAAATGTATATTGCAGAGTTTAACCGTATGCGCGAGCAACTCAGCAAGCCACCACAAACATCATTAGAAATCCTTCAAGCGTCCATTAATCAACTCGTTGAACAAGATCGCCGCTTAGCTGAGCATGATGCAAGGATTGAGGCAGTCGATCAGGATGTCAAGTCCATCCGTGAGGTTGTAGCACTGAATATTACTAACTGGCGTAAGGATGCCGCTAACTTGATAAAGCGCACAGCACAAGCCATGGGCGGATATGAACATATCAGACATTTACGTGAAGAGAGTTACCGTTTACTGGATGAAACCTTGGGCGTTTCTCTTGCAACACGATTAACTAATAAACGTCGTCGGTTGGCAGATGAAGGTGTCTGTAAGTCCAAACGGGATAAGCTCAATTACTTAGATGTGATCGCTGACGACAAAAAGCTTATCCATAGTTATGTGGCAATCGTGAAAGATATCGCCATTAAATACGGCGGGCTCAGACAAGATGATGTCTCATGACCACAGTAGAAAGAGCAATCGCCGATATGGTAGCAACTCAGGTAGCAGAAGCTGAGAAGCGTATCCTGGAACGACTGTCTATTCCAGAGGACAAAACCTTAACTTTCTCAGAAGCCTGCGAACATCTGCAAGTATCCGAACATATTTTACGTCAACTGTGCAGAGAAAAACGCATCCCACACCGTGTGATTGGTTCGGAAGGCAGTCGGAAGCCAAAGTATCTGTTTAGCACGGTTAGTCTGGATAGATGGGTTCGCGAGCAAGAAGCGCGAAATTATCAAACCAAATAAATGGAGGAATGCACAATGGGTTGCGATATCCATCTATTTGTCGAAAAGAATGTCAACGGAGTTTGGAATGCGATAAAGGGAGTTAATGAACCAAGAATCCAAGATTTTCATTCAATGTTGCAGAGATGTAAAAAACGTGGTGAAGGTACGTCACTCTGGGGTGAATGGATTAAAAAGGAGCAAGAGGGGACGTATGATTTTGTCGACATTCATAGGAACTACCGCCTCTACGCGGCTCTCGCTAATGTCCGAAACTATTACTACAACCGTGTCAAGCCGATATCAGAACCGCGGGGACTCCCTTCCGATGTGTCAACAGTGGTAAAAGAGAAAGCAGATGAGTGGGATGAAGCTCACGACCATTCTTATTTAACCGTAAAAGAGCTCTCCGAGTTTGATTGGGATCAGAAAATTTGTTTCGAAGGTTTCGTGGATGACGAACAATACTCGGAGTTTTTGAAAAACGGCGCTCCGACGTGGTGGTACCGTGACGAGAGCGAGTGGGGAGGGGTAACATTATGCAGGCTAATACAGTGGACAGAGACGCTTAAGGACTGCGTTGATACCTTTTACACTTGGTCTATCCCAAAGCTAATAGAGTTGGCTGACGGTGATTTGGAAAGTGTCCGTATCGTTTTCTGGTTTGATAATTAGTAAAGAAAGGAGCTGAAGTTGAATGAGTAAATCAGCTGAAAGTGTAACAGTTCTTGAAAGATTAAAAAGTGGGCGGGCATCCATCAATGAAGTTAGACAAGAATTTGACTTAACTGAATTGGGTGATGAAGAAGCTAATAGGCTACTATCTATGCAACTTAATCACATTAGTGATACGCAGATTTTGCTGGTGTTTGAAACTATGGGGGTATTACGGCAGCGGGAGTGTAAAACATGAGTAATTTGGTTGAAGAATTAATGAAATTATCAATGGAAGAACTCGAAGCCATTATCAATCAAAAAATAAAAGACGCTGAGATGAATTTCTCATTCCTTACAGAACCGAAAGGAGGTGAAGTTGAATGAATGAACCAAACCTTGCGTCTGTAAAAAGACATCTCGAACAACTCCGGGAACGTTTGACTACTTTAGACAACTATAAAGGATGGATCACCGTCAACACTGAGAATGGGACGAGAATTTTTGAAGATGTAGACAGTGAGTTGTTGGAGTTGATTAAAAGTGAAACTCAACAGAGCATAAAATTTTGTGAGTCGTGGCTGAAGGAGAACGAAAATGAACCAAAAACCGAACCCGTGGGTATGGACAGAAAAAGCTGAGTCCAAGATGCCGGATAGAAAGGCAGGGGAAAAGGTACCTATAGGATTCCTGATTGAAGGGAATGAAGAATATTACCCACGCCCGGAATGGATACAAAAAGGCTACGTGAAAAGAAAGGAGTAGGCGAATGAATCAATTACAAGTGTTTAACTTCACCGGAAAAGACGTTCGCGTGATTATGAAAGACGGACAGCCGTGGTGGTTAGCGAAAGATATTTGTTCGGTTCTCGATCACTCAGATGTATCCATGGCAGTTAAGAGGTTGGATGAGGACGAAAAGCTGACCCAAACATTGTTTGTATCAGGTCAGAATCGGAATGTTTGGTTTGTAAATGAGCCCGGATTGTATTCTCTCATCTTAACCAGCCGTAAACCCGAAGCAAAACAGTTTAAGCGCTGGGTTACACACGAAGTTCTCCCGGCTATCCGCAAAACAGGAATGTATGCGACTGACGAGCTACTGGACAATCCTGACTTTCTCATACAAGCGGCGACAAAGCTAAAGGAAGAAAGAGAAGCTAGAAAGTTGCTGGAATCGCAAATTGAACAGGATAGACCAAAGGTAATCTTTGCTGAAGCGCTTGAGACTTCAAAAAGTTCCATCCTTATAGGTGAACTTGCAAAACTACTTAAGCAAAACGGCATCAATGTAGGGCAGAACAGACTCTTCAATTGGCTCCGCGCAGAGGGATACCTGGGAAGGAAAGGAGATTACCGAAATCTTCCGACGCAAAAATCAATGGAACTTGGATTGTTTGAAATCAAAACTAGGACTATTGCTAATCCAGACGGAAGTACGAGGATAACCAAAACTACAAAAGTTACGGGTAAGGGGCAAGTTTACTTTGTAAATAAATTCAAACAAGGAGAAACAGCATGAAAAAAATCGAAGGATATATCACTGCTAATAACCCATTAGAAGATGAAATGGACTTGTTTCGCGCAATCCTGGACGTATGCATTGATTTAAAAAAGAGTATTATTGGTCCCACTGAAGCAACAATTCGGATTTTAGAAATTAAAAATTATTTTCACGAAAAGAAGGCTACTGCTGCAACGAAAACCATCAAACCTACATTTTTGATTAAAGGGGACATTAGCCCTTCAGAGTTAATCAATCAAATAGAAAAAATGTGGGAATCCAATCAACCAAGAGAACGCGCGCAGTTAGAGAAAAAAGAACTTCAAGAAATATTTGAAGGTAATGAAAATGCCGTGAAAACAATGGAACAAGTATTCAAAGAACATGAATCAATAGAAACGGTAGTCGTGGACCCCAATAGCTGGGTGGGAAAAGAATTACTTTCGCAAACAAAAAGGCTGGTTGACCTGCAACGAGACGTTTATTCCCTGTCTACGTTAATCAAAAAATAT